ATATGTTGTATTAGTAAATATTCACTTACTCAAGTCAAAGTTCAAATAATTATAATTTAATTTTTTGCTTGAAAAAATCTCCGTTAATTCACGCATAACTTCTTTAAGGTAAGGGCGAACATCGACCGTATATCTTACTTTTGGTGGGTATCTTTTGGCGTCAAAAGATCTATGCGTTAATACTTGGTCGCCAACTTTTATGAAAATGTTAAAGTCTTCCGCTCCGTCTGTATATGAGGTTTCCATAATTGTGGGGTCATAAATAATTGACTCCTCATTCTCCAACATATAACAAACCGTTTTCATCTTCAAATAATACTCCAATTGCTCCTTGAACGTCCTAATAAACTCATAAAGATCGACAGAGTTTCTCGCTTTCATGTTGAAGCCCCTGACATTAAAAAATCTCTGAACTACTATGTTGTCATTCAACGTCAAAAGGAGTTCCATTTTTGTGCTTTCTTGTTCTTTCATTTTTTTAAGGTTTAATTAATTTTTCTTTTTTCTTTTCTAATCAATTTTGTGAAAGGTTTCATAAATTCAACCCAAGCATTATCATTCTTCGGAAGAAAGTTAAACATCCCATCTTCCATCATCAATCTCATAAGATTTTTATACCCGCGATCGGTAGGGTCAATAGTATCAGAATATATTTGCTGAACCAACTTGACCCCATCTTCTGTAATTAAAGGATTTGACAAATCTACGATTTTTTTATTTAACTCAAACAACTCTTTTCCAATTATACCATTTTTTGTCTTACCAGTCAAAAGATTATCCATCACTTTTGATTTTTTGTTTTGAATGATTTTTGATGCATTATCCAGGATTTCGTCAATAGTGAATGACTTATCACTCATTTCTGGAAAGAATTTCAATAAAGTTTTTTCCCCCAAACCTTCAACCCCTTCAATATTATCTGACTTATCTCCCACCAATACCTTACAGGTTAAAACATTATAATGTGGAATCTCAACCTTGTTGAAACTTATTTTATCGCCAAACTTATAATAAGTTTTTGTAACCGGAGAATATATTGTAACAAATTTAGAAATAATTTGTGACAAATCCTTATCCGCAGAAAAGATTATAATTTCCTCATTCTTGGCAATTTGACAATAATAAGCAATCAAATCATCCGCTTCATTATCTTTCATTTCAACCTGACGAACAAATAGTTCTTCCAAATATTGCTTAACCCTGCTCTTTTGAGAAAGGTATGACTCATACTTATACTCGTTCATACTTTCTCTCCTATTTGCTTTGTATTGAGGATATAACCCTTTACGGATTGATGAGTTTGAATCACCATCCCAGAATACCACAACTTTATCGTGATTGTGATTCTCCAAAAACTTTCTAATGGTATATACGAAATAATAAACACCCCCAAGGTGATCTCCTTGACTAAAGATGTCTTTTACACCATGAAACCCAATCTTGAATAAATTGTCGCCATCAACCAATAAAGTTTTTGACATTTGATTTTTTTAATGCGTTACTAAATCTCTTTTCTTCAAAACAGTCAATCCGTTACAGTGGGCAAATCTTTCAGAGATTACCCAATCTTTATTCTCGTTAAGGAACTCTTCAATTGCCGGCCATAATCCCACATAACCTTCGTCCTCGCCATTATATTCAAACGTTTCGGTGTCGTGGAAAGCAATATATTTTCTAACCTTGCCAGCGTGTAATTCTAACTCCTTTTTAAGTTGTGGATAAACATGCCACGTATCTATAAATAAAAAGTCAGTTTCGTCTATCTCTAAATTCAAAGTGTCCGCAACAATAAAATCATAATCAATATCATTTTCTGCTGCAAGGTATTTTAACTCCTGAATGGATACACCAAACTTCTCTATTGAAACAATATCATACGAAATAAGTCTTTGGGGCATTCCCATCATAAGTGCATATGTTGAGACAACATACCTAACACCCATTTCGGTTATATGGTCACATCTTTCAGCATACTTCCGCAAAATAGGTAAAAGTTCATGTATATCGGATGGGGTTTCACACTTATTAATATATAAACTATAAAGGTCTAAACTTGCACTTTTCATATCCTTATTATTTTGCCCATTTTCCATTAGAAACAATTTGTGCTATAATGCCATACACCGACAAATCTTGTAAAGTATCTTCAATAGACTCATTTACATTATCCTCTTTGCTTAAAACTACCAGTTGTTTTAATCTTTGAATTTTATCATGAACCCTGAACCAGATTCCAGTCAAAGATAATTTCTTATCTTCATCGGTTTGTAATGAAGTTCCAACCGCAATATTACCCGGACCATAATTTGATTGTTTCATACAAAACAATTCATATTGTCTAAACATAATATCCTTAAACTCTTTAGTCATTTCAGGGTATTCCCTCTCTATTTCTTCTACTAAACTTGGATTTTTATAATTCATTTTTACAAGATTTTATTTCCTTTTTTTAAATTTTCCTCAGCCCATAAAGGTTGTAAATTAGAATAATGACATAAATTGTAAAGTTCTTCTTCTGTATTTGCAGATGATAGTGGAATAATGTGGTCTACATGCCATTTCCCCTTGTTTTCCCAGATCATACCATCTTTAAATTGCTTCTCAATATATTCCTTTAAAAATTTTGGACTACATCCTATCACATCAAAAGTTTTCTTGTTCTTAGGAATGTTATTTGTTTTCAAAAAATCATACAACCTCTTTCTCATAATTTTTTTGAGATAAAAGACTGGATCTATTTTCATTCTATATGTAATAACTTCTTTTCTTTTTTCACGCAATAATTCTTTATTCTTATGTTCGTATCTTCTTTTGTTTTCTCTAACTTTATCAGCATTTTCTTTGTTATAAGTCTTCATATAATCTTTACGGTTTTCATATGATAACTTACTTCTAACCCTATCTTTTTCTTTTACTAAATAATAGTTTTTATTTCTATAATCTTTTGATTTTGTGATAATCTTTTCCCTATTACAGGTGTAATAATCACACTTTAATTTTTTTATCTTTTCGTGATTTATTGTTCTATATTCCTTTGAATATATACTACAACATTCTTTACAGTCGCTTCTGTGCCCGTCCTTAGCGGAAGATTTTTTATGAAACTCCGCTAATTCTTTTTCTAACCCACATTTAATACATACTTTTTTATTCATTTTTAATGTGATCTATCAATAGTTTATTAACTAATGAAGACAAATTTATGCGCCTATCTCTGAAATACTCAGGTATCCACGGATCCACCGAGACGCCTATTTTAATTTTCTTTTCTTCATCAGGAACAATTCGTCTTCCCATACTATTAAATATATCAAAATTATTAAAAGTGGAAATTATTCTATTCAAATTGACATAAAATCTTCTTTTTCTTCCTTTAAGACAAAGTCACTATCAGTTCCGATTATTTTTTTCCAATATTCAGCATATTCTTTTTTATATTTTTCGATGGAAGACTTTTCCTCCGCAGCATCTTTACCAGAAAGAAACCCATGTGGCGTCACAATAATTTTTCCATCCTCAAATCCTAAACCATTTATATGGTTTTTAAGAACTGACACTTTAGTTCTGGAAGCAAACTTAACCGTTCTTTTATCTTTTGTTGCTGTAATTTTAGTAGTCCCAGCCCCTTTTTGATTTCCAAATAAAAATACTAATGATGAATTTAACCATATCGCTTCTCCGCCCTTGGCTTTAATTTTTGGCTGACCGTAGATTGTATCTGGCAACTCGACCCAGGGTTGGTTAATTATTATTAAAGTATTTTCATGTTTGGAGTCAGATTTTCTTGAACCAGAAACCCTTTGATTTATTCCCATTCCGATTTTGTCTGCCAAAGCGGCAGCGTTGTGCTGCTTTCCACCCTTTCCTTCAAATGTCATTTTACACGGGACAGAACCCACCGAGTCCCAAATAAAACACAAATCATATTCAATATCTCCTTTCTCTTGGGCATCCAATAATTCATTTATAAAGTCTGTAATTTGCTCAATATAACTGAAATTGTTATTAAATATGAAAAACCCATCCCACTCTAACTCACCTGTTTCTTTATCAACTACCTCTTCACACTCAAAGCCCATTAATTTGGCGTGTTCGAAACTCCACTTTTGTTCTGTAATAATAAACACGGGAAGAACACCCATTTTTTGAGCCGAAACCGCTGTTTTAATGGCCGCTGTTGTCTTACCAGTATCAGAGTGACCTAAGAACATATTAAGGTGTCCTATTGCCGGCCCAGGAAGTCCTACGGCATCCAAAAATTCTTCACCAAGATCAAAAAATCTTTGTGGTTTATATTTTGCCGATGTAGAAAATTTTTTCTTAATTGACCCGAAGTCATTTTTTTTAATTGCCATAATATTTTTTTTGAAAAAAGGGAGGTTTAACACCTCCCTTTGAATTTATTCTATTGTCAGTTCAGACAAAGCTGGATCCAAAATATCTTGATAAAAATCAAAATCTTCATCATTTTCATCATAATCGGTATCCAATTCAGTTTCAGCATTTCTAAAACCGTCTTTATCGCACTTTAAAATACCTGCGAATCCAGCTCCTTCTTCCCAATATTGACCTTCAGCAACTACATTAAAATCTCCTGACTTTTCCTGAAGTAACTTGGTAGCTGTTTCTACCATATTAGTTGGTGGATGCCATGCACTTTCGTATCTTAATATTAATTTGTTATCAATCAGATCGCAACCATAAATAAAAGCATATCTAGATCCAAGGGTTCTTTCATTTATATTACCAGGGCTAGCAAACATATTAAATAATTTTATGGTATGTTCCTCATAATTTTGAGATTCGTCCATTATTTTCCGAACCTCATCGTGTAACCATTTTAATGCTTCGGGTGTTGCGCTAAATGTTGTCTCATTAGAACAAAGATTTGCCATTATATTTTTTTTTAAGTTTGATAAAATTAAAAAGGAAGATCTTCACTTGGTTCCATCTCCGCTTGTGGGTCAGTATAGTTTGTTGAACCACCAAACATTTCTTCTCCGGTTGAAGAATCACCATATACATAACCACCTTTCTCGCTATCCCATCTTGGAGTTTCACCACGAGCAATAGCTTCCAAATACTCTACTGGTTTTTTTGAATAAACGTCAGTCCAAGTAAGTTCGTCGTTAATCCAAGATTTGGATTGTTCGGCATCCGTGTGGAGTGGTGCTGGGTCGTCATACATGATAGCAGAAACGTTTGTATATTCTTTACCCTTTGGTGTTTTTGATTTGGATAGTTCAATAATCAGATCCCTACCTTTATCTGGATCGGTAATATCACCTTTGTTTCTCCAAATAGGAATAATTTTATCCAAAATACCTTCATTCTTGTAGTTGTGTTTAAATCTCCAAAACTTAACACCATCTTCCGGGGCATCTCTATCAATTACTTTAACAATATAAAACTTTCTTGACTTATATTGTTTAGCCAGTTCTTTATCACTTTCTTTACCTGTTGCCATGAGTTCCTCATAAACCTCATTCAACGGAGACCTTTCATTATCATTTTTTCCTGGGTCATAAAACTTCTGCCACTGGCCACCGACTTGAATTTCATGATACCATGCTTCTTTAAACGGAGAGGATCCGTCTTTTGTAGGCAAAATCCTAACTCTTCTTTGTCCAGATTTTTCCTTGTCACCCAAAATAAGGGCAAAATACTTTTTCATTCTTTCGTCTTGCGACATTCTTGATTGGGAACCCCCCATCTGATTTTTCTCATACTGTGCCAATACGGCGTCTAATGTGTTCATTATTTAATAATTTAAATGTGATTATAATAACTAAATATAGTATTCAAATATACGATTGTCAAACGACTTGTAACTCTAATTTCGAACGCAAAGATATAAAAAAAATTAAAGGTCGCATAACGACCTTCAATTTTATTTTTTAATACTCACTATTAAATTTTCCCGGTGAGAAGGATTTTTTGATGT